ACGTGTAAAGTGATCATATACACAGTGTAGAATTTCGTGACCAAACAAGAATTCTGTTTGTTTTTGATTAAGTTCGTTTATAAAGTTTTCGTTATAGTAGAAGTTACGACCGTCGGTTGCGGCGGTCGAACACCAGTCTGTTGCATCTACAAGTTTAAGACGTGTGGCCAAGTTACCAAAGAATGGTTGACGAATAAGCAGAGCAATACGTGCGGTTGTTAATTTTTCTTTAATTTTAGCACCGTTGATATTAGGGTTACGTTCATAGATTTTACCCTCTATCATGCTTTGTTCTACTGCGGTTGTATTTTTTGACATTGTTTGCTCCTAACTTTCTAACTATAATATAATTATAGCATCAAACAGGTATTTGTCAACTAAAATTGTGCTAAAAAATCACGTTGCATCTTCATTTTGGCATCTTTATATGACACAGATTCTGCTAGATGTAGTGGTTTATATTCACCTGGGACGAATACATATTGTACCATATTGGATGGCAATTTGGAAGTTTTAAGACCATCTCCTGCATCAATTACAAAGGGAATAAGATCATTTTTAGCAATTAGTGCCACACTTTCCGTATCACAGATAAGAAGAAAGTCAGCATAACCTGGAGGAAGTGATCGTCCTGCACTTGATCCACGGCTGTTCATTAACTGTAGATCTGATACATATTTCTTTTGTTTTTTGGTTTTGCGTGTAAACAGTGAGCCTTCTGTGTATTTCATTTCGATCATCATACCATTGGGTCCAATATGATCTACACCTTCCAAATTGACATACACTAGATTTCCATCGCTAAAAAGATCTAGTGAGCGTTCAAGCAAGTCGCTTTTATCAAATCGTAATTTACGTTCATTTAGTTCGTCACCAATTGTATGTACAAGTGTAACATACTTGTTCCAATCTACGTTATTACGTAACCATATTGCTAAGTCTACAGTTTGCAATTTTTCTCCTTATTTGCAATTTACTGTAATTATTATAACAGAAAGTTATCTAGAGGTCAACTGGTTTGGTTAAACACTTTGTTATAATGAGGTTTTAATTGTTCCATTACTTTATGATATTCGTTTTCGTCTTTGTACAGTTTTTTAGGAACTAGATCTCCTGCAAGTGTACTTTTAATCATATTACAATCCAAACAAAGTGTTTGAGTATTTTGGTCGCAATGGCTACCACCGTCTCGTTGCGTTTCAATATGATCTACAAATAACATACCCCATGCAACACGATCACGAATTAGTTCATCTTCTATTAGTTTTACTTTAGGATGTTCCCATGGATTATGTCCACAAATTTCGCAAAACCTTTTCTTATTAAATGTCCACGGACGATCCATTCTAGCAGGACCTCCGTACTCTCTTAGTAAACTTTGATGGTGTTCACAAAGACGTGAGCCTGCTCCTTTGTACTTAGAAGATTGTTTGTTACAATAAGGAAGTGTACAAGTTGTGGTTACAGAATTTTTTATACCTGCATAACCTTGTTTGTGTCTTTCGAAAAAATGCCTACTCATGCCATTGCTCGTTGTACTTTATCTAATACTGCTTTTGAATGTTTACATTTACCATAGTAAGAAAATCCTACACATTCACATTGAAAACCTTTATCAGTGAGTAAAACATTGTACTCATTTCCTTTAGAACCTTTTACAGGCCATTCAATTCCAACCAGCCAATGGTCTTTGGGTTCAAAAAATGTAGGCTTAAGATAATGTGTTTTAAATTTTTTGTTCATAGCAACCTCTAATAGAGCGAGGGGATCCGAAGACCCCCTCTATAGTTAGTTAGGATGCCATAGCGGCCTGAACATACTTGCCATACTTATCGTGGAAACGATCGAAGTTTTTCAGGTCCTTTGGCGAAAATGGCAGTTTGTAAGTAGCGATAGCAACTCGCGTACCCATAACAACTAGTTCGGTTTCAAAATTATCCATCATAAAACCAAAGAAATTGTCTGCCATTGTGTTCCAACCCTTCTCCTTGCGTTTAAATGCCTCTTGAAGTTCATAGCACATACTTACAGTTAGTGAATACATTGCCGAAATTTCTTTCGTCTCCATACTCTTAACCTTGCCTTTAAGTATGTCTGTTGGATTTGGCAGTTTAGCCGCAACCTTACGGTGTGCCGCAAATTTAACTGCCAAGCCTTCGCCGACGCTACCTGCAACTAAGTCTGTAAGTGTAGACTCAGGCAGTTCATCGTCGAGAAGTTCGCTTACGAAACTCCAAGAACGTGGAGTTGCGAATGCTCGTGAACTTGACTTTGGATCAAAATCATATAGATCTTGTTTAGCGAAAGTCAAGTAACCCACAACGTCTGCGTGGATTTTGTTTTCTGTCGCCCATGTCAACCAATCTTCAAAGTCAACACGGAGTTCAAGGTGTACAAAACGATTGGCAAGTGGTGCCGGCATACGATAAGTTACACCCTTATCAGTTTCACGGTTACCTGCCGCGACAATTACAACATTGTCTGGTAGTTTGTATGTACCAACCTTACGATTTAGAATAAGTTGATAGGCCGCCGCTTGTACTGCTGGCGCCGCCGAATTCATTTCGTCTAAGAACAATACAATAGTTTCGTATTTCTTAGAAATTTCCTCATCAGGAAGTTCGCTTGGAGGTGCCCAAGCCATTACGTTATCATTTGCCGCATAATAAGGAATACCTTTAATGTCTGTAGGTTCCCACAGTGACAAACGAACGTCAATAAGATGTGCGTTTTTAAGTGATTTTGTAATCTGACTCATAATGTCAGACTTACCAATACCTGGAGGACCCCACATAAAGATAGGTCGCTTCAGTTTCATTGCGTGTTGTACAGCCGCCTTTGCTTCGTTTGGTGTAACTGTACGTGCTTCAGTTGTTTGTGCCATTTGCTATGCTCCTTTGTTTCTAACTATATCTATAGTATAGCATCGCAAAGCAAAATGTCAAGCGGTTTTTCCTATATTTTGGATAAAATTCTATCCAAAATGACTGATTAGTCTTCTAGTTCTTGTGCCATAGCACGAGCAAGACCGTATTGTTTGATATCTCCAGCGAACATCATTAGTTGTAGACCCATTTTTTCGCTGAAAACATAGATTCTTTTCTTTGTAACGTAATACGGACAATCAATAAAGTTGTCTAGATAAAGGAATACCTGAGGAGTAAACTTAATTTCATTGGGAAATTTAATTTCGTAGGTTTGTAGATCTGCACGTTCAACAGCATATTCGAATCCATCTTTGGTTAAACGCAAACCTGCATCGCCTTTTGCTCTTGTGTTTTGCCACCAAAGCATATAATTTTTCTTAATCTCTTGATCTGATGTATCTTGTTCACCAGCACCTACCATGAAGGTTTTGGTGTATGCTTCTTTAATATCCATTATTAAATTTTATCGCCCTTTGTTAACTTATAAACTTCAAAACCTTCAGTCTTAAAGGTTAAATTTAATTTTTTAGCAAGGTTCAAAGCGTGGCCTGGATTGCTAAAACTTGTTTTCTTGTATTTAGGACCGGGTGTTGGCGAAATAGAATTTGAACTTTTTAGGTTGAAAGGTTTACCCTGATAAAAGACCGCCCAGATTGCTTCAGCATCTAGTACTTCTTCTTTTCTATATGTGTTCTTGTCGGTATATTCCAACAAGATAGTTGGTTTTGGTCTACTCATTGTACGTAATTCCTTTAAGTTAACTACGTACTTATTTATCGAAAATTTAGAAGTTTCCGCCGTCCATTTTAACATCTACACTAACCTCTTGTGGTTGTTGTAGGCGTGTATCTTGCAGTTCTACAAGTCTTGCAAGCACCATACTTAAACTATCTGCTAGGTCTTTATACTGTTTAGCATCTAGTTTAAGTTCACGTTGTTGTGTTTTACCTGCAACTTTTGCGGCCTGTAAAAAGTTTTCTATTGGAAGTGTATTAACTGGATTTCGAGACATTTGCTAGTACCTGACGCATTTCTAGTTCTGTTGTAAAAGGACCTTTGTATTCATATCTTTGCAGTGTAATAAGTTTAGGACAAAAACTTTTTACCCAACCTTTAGCAAATCTAATTGTGTAGTAACCTGCACAGTATAAACTTTTCGATTTTCTACTTTTGCTGTATAAAGGAAGATTGTTCTGCACATCTAGTAAAGGATTATATGCAGGTGTACTTGTTGGATACCCATGAACTTCTAAAACTTTTGTATCTTTTGTTTTTTTCTTTACTGTTTGTTCGAAGAAATCCTGTCCGAAAGTTTCGTAAACTTTTTCTACGTTTTCAAATTTAATCTTATCCCTAGGAGTAACAAAAATAAATCCTTCTTTTTCTTTTGCTAGTGTTCCTACCTTGCGTCCATGATCTTGTACAATCCAAAATTTATTTGGAACTAACTGTTTTGCTTTAAATTCAAATTCCATTATACCCTCCCGTATCTTGCATTCAAAGGTTTAGCATATGTTTCTGCTTGTTCAGTAATCTTATTAAGATCGTAACTGCTTGCAAATTTTACTAAACGTACACCTACCTGAGAAATGTCTTTACTTGCAGAAATACCATCTGCAATAGTTTGTCCTATTAATTCTTTAATTTCTGCAGGTTGTGCAGTTAAATCACAAAGTGTAACATTTCTTGAATAGTCATCTAATACTCTATGTTCATTACCTTCATGATCTGTCCAACGTTGTAACATAAGGTTATTCCAATTAAAACCTTTTGTTTCTCTGTCTTCAAATGCTTCCTGCAATCCCACCTTGTTCTTTGTACCTTTTACACGAACACCTGGATATGCACTAAACACATTATCGCTTGTATCACCACGCATACACTTTTCAAAAAGCAACCACTCAGGATTAGGTGCAGGTTTTTCTGCCTTAGTTTTTTTATCTATAACAGGTTTACCTTTTTCATCAAAGTATCCTTCGTGTGTTATTGTTGTTTTTGATACACCATTGTATTGTTTTACATTAGGTGCAATTAACTGTGCAAAGTCGCCATCGGTGCTAATAATAACATGATTGTCTTTAGGATGTGATTGTATCCAGCCTGCAATTAAATCGTCTGCTTCTAATTGTGGGTGTTGTAACACACTGCAATTTGTTTTTTCACGTAGAAATCCAGTAAATTCATCAAATGTTTCCCAGAAGATTTTATCTTCTTCCTGTTGTGAAGGGGTAAGTGCGTCACGAGTTTCTTGACGATTGCGTTTATACGGTGCATAAAAGTCCTTGCGCCAACTACGCCCCTCAAGACAAAACACTACATGACTGCCATTAAAGTCATTCCAAGCCTTGCGAATACTTTGAAACGTTGTATGTAGCGCCATGCCGATTTTAATATCAGCATCACCACGTACAACGTGTCTCGCACGGAAAAATGTATTTGCTGTGTCTACGAGAATGTATGTCATTATCTTCTGCCTATATATTTCATTCTATACCATTTAGCAAAATCTGGATTAAAGATCATTGTTTCGTGTACTTGTTTAGCACTTAATTGATCTGATCTAATACAGTCTGCTAATGCCTGCCAATCTTCTTTCTTATACTTTTCAGTTTTTCTTGTTTTAGTTACTGGAGTCATTAACTAACCTCCGATTTGTTGTCTCCTAAAGGTTTTACATTAACATAGCCAGCACCCATAGGATTTTCTGCTGTCGCTACGCCTTGATCTTTTGCAACATTGCCACATAATTCTTTAAACCAAGCATCTACTATTGCTTCTTCGCTATCTCCTTGGTATCCGTTAAGTTTTAACTCACGTATAAAGTATTGGTTCCAATCTAATTCAAAGAAACCGTTGCGTGGATTATTATCTTTCATTTCCACATTAAGAACCGCTACATAAGGTTCTTTCTTTTTTGTTGCTTCTGCTTTAGCGTCTGTTGTCTTTTCTTTAGACACTGTAGCAGGAACATGGTTTTTATTAAACATTTTTTTGATTATATCTATCATTATAGTCCTGCCTTTCTTGCTTTTTCATCTAATGGTTCTTTATCAAGTTCCCCAAGCATTGCCGAAGATGTCGACGTGTAGTCTGGGTGTATACCTCCAGCCTCGCTCCATTGCCAATGTTGCGACTCCTCTAGTGTTGAGTTTGTATTCTTCTGACCTACCCCCAAGCGGCATAACATAGACTGGAACATCGATTCCTTCTGCTCTGTATTGTTCAACTGCTTTTGTAACTTCGTCCACATCATCTTCGGTAGCCACAACAAATTTGAAATACATACTACTATTAGGTACATCATAATACTGCCTAGCAATATCAGGCTTGATAGCAGTATCCCAAGGCTCTCCACTAACGGAAAGTTTCGGACTGCACGACCAAGTGATATGAAATGCTCTTTCGTTGTTGAGCCACTCTCTGAAATCATCTCTAAGAGATTGTGTTGTATTTGTTTCAAATGTAACATTTTTTAAGTCTCCCATGCCAGGGTGTTCAAATAGATCCATGTAAAGGCGTTGCCACCCTAGCAAGGGCTCTCCGCCTGTGAGTATAAAATGAACATCCTGTCCATTATTCATTGTCCACTTTCGTTGTGGAGTAAGACTCAATACATAATCAACTACTTCGTCAACTGTATGGTCTTTCATATACTTCTTAAATTCTGGATAGATACTTGCATATGTATCACAGCCTGTGTGAACAATAGGCAAGTCCTCAAATCTATTTACCTTGTCTAAAATACCATCATCAAGTAATTGTTTTACTTCAGGATTATACTTGATGCCTTGTTCTAATTTTTCTGCTCTGTTTGGATGCTTGTCCAAACCAAAATTCATACAACGAAAGTTACAACCAAATGTACGCAAGAATACACTAGGCACGCCTACGAAGCGTCCTTCGCCTTGTACACTATAAAATGCTTCACTATATCTAAGTTTCATTTACAACTCCTATTATATATTATAGTGTTTATTTAGGTTTTTGTCAACCATTAACATCCAACATTATCTTCAAATAAGTCCGTTTGTAATTCGTCCTTTTTGGAATACTTTTGTTTTTCTGGAATTACACCACGAACACCGCCTCGGGGATCTTCCATATCACCGTCACGTCTAAAAATTAAATGTACGTGTGGATACATGACTGTTTGTCCGGCACTAGCACCCATATTGATTCCAATGTTGTATCCTGTAATTGGATTAGTTTCTGCTTCAATGTTCATGTTACCCATTTCCTGGGCAAACTTAAAACACTTTTGTATATTTTCTACTGTGTTCTCTTTTGGCACAACTAACGTATGTCCGGGAGTTACAGGATAAATGTCTTCGTATACAACAAACTCTTTGGTATCAAATGTAACATTAGTCCAAGGTGCTCTACCTTCTGCTTGTGCTTTTTCTAGTGTGTCGGTCATACGTTCCATTCCATTTTAGATTCAATAGCAAAACGAGCACCTTGTATATAATCTCTATCTTCTTCTGACAAAGCACTCCAAAACTTGCTTACACTTTGAATATGTTCTTCTACTTCTTCAGGATGTTCTAAATGATAGTTTGATTCCATCCATGCCTGTAGTTTATCCATGCGTTCATTAATTTTATCTTTAACAGTCATTAATACTCCTGTGTCCATACATCCGCCGAAAACCCTTTTCCGTTAGTATCA